CCAGCAGGTCCAGTACCCGGGCGGCCTCACCGTCATCGGTGATGGCACGGTGCCGGATGTGCCGGACGGCTTCATCCCGATCACGGTCATGAAGATCGTGTCCGGCGGCTCTACGTTCACCCCGGGAACCACGGCGCTCACCGGCATCGCCACGTTCACGGACGTGACGGTGCTGCCGCTCGCCGACCGCCCGTAGTCTTGGCCCTATGGCCTGACTCTCCGCGCGAGGGGTGGGTGCCCCTCGCGCTTTTCCGCACCTGGAGATACCCATGACATCACGTGCGCAAAGCGCCGTCCCGACCTTCAATCCGGCGGCCGCCGCCGCTGCGGCCGCAGCCGTCTCCGCGAACCCGGGCGCCACACACAAGGGCCCAGATACGGACGAAGTCGAGCTGCCAATGGTTCGCCACAGGGAGGTCGACTGGTTCATCATCCAGATCGGCCTGGCCAACGACAACGAACCGCGCCGCGTCTTCGTCGGCGGGTGTGAGCAGGGCGACTACGAGATCGAACGCGGCAAGTACGTGATGGTCCCGGAGGGTGTCATCGAGCGGCTGGAGAACGCCGTCACTGGCGTGGCCGAGCAGGATCCCATCGATCCGATGAAGACGGTCGTCGTGCAGCGTCGCCGCTTCAACTTCACCGTGGCGGAGAAGGTCGGCCGCAGCGTGAATGCGCCGCGCGTCAGCATCGACCCACAGACGGGCAGGATGACCAAACTGTGACGTTCCTCGAGCTGCTCCAGCGCTGGAAGCAGGAGAGCCTCGTTGGAGGCTCTGCCCCGCTGACGGTGTCCGGCCAGACCAACATGCTCGGGCGCGGCGTCAGCTGGCTGCAAGACACCTGGCGCGACATCCAGAACATGCCGGCCAGAAACTGGCGATGGATGCGCGCAGCAGCCGTCAAGGACGTGACCGTCGCCGGCGGTATGGACTACGTGCCGGCCACAGACTGGAGCCTCACGCGCTTCGGGCGCATGAAGCCGGAGAACGACAACCCGTCGGCCTGGTATCGGCCCACAGCGTTCCTGGCCAGCGCGCCGCAGAGCGAGTGGCCTGTGCGGTGGTTGCCGTATGACCGCTTCAGGCAGCTGTTTCTCATCGGGCAGCCCACCTCCGGCCCGCCGCAGTACTGGACCGAGGGCCCCGATGGCACGGTGTACGTCGCGCCTCCGCCTGACCAGACGTACAGCTTCCGCTTCGACTACCACAAGTCGGCGCAGGAGCTTTCGGTCGACGCCGACGTGCCGGAGATGCCGACGAAGTTTCACCTCATGATCGTGTGGGGCGCGCTGAACAAGTACGGCTCGCGGCTCGCGGCGCCGGAGGTGCTAGCAAGATCCTACGACGAATACCAGCGCCTCGAGACCATGTTGATTCACGAGCAGGGCGAGACCATCACTCTCGAGCAGGTTCCGATCGGCTGATGCTGCGCAGACTCCCCATCCCAGTGCCGACGAGGTTTGATCCGTTCCCACTGGGAGGCGGGCTGGATCTGCACACCCCTCTGTTGCAGCTGAAGCCAGGCTACGTCAGAGACGCGCTGAACTGGGAATGCTCGATCAACGGGGGATACACCAGGATCCCCGGATACGAGCGCTTCGATGGGCGGCCGGCGCCATCCGCGGCCTCCTACACCGTGCTCGACATCAACATCACCGGGTCGCTGTCGGTGGGCAATGCGGTCAACGGCCAGACCAGTGGCGCTACCGGCGTGGTGGCGGCGATCAGCGGGTCTCAGGTGGTCGTCACGAAGCAGGTCGGGACATTCCAGGTCGGTGAGAACTTCCGCGTATCGACGACAGTCGTCGGTACCGTGACGACCGTCGGCGCCGCGGTGATCAGCAAGGCGGTCGAGGGCACCTACAGGATCGCGGCGCAGGCGATCTACCGCTCGGACATTCTCGCTGTGCCTGGCTCTGGGGCGGTGCGTGGGGTGGTGGTCTACAACGGCACGGTCTATGCCGTCAGGAACAACGTCGGCGGCACAGCGGCCGTCTTCCACCGCCACAGCGGGTCCGGTTGGACGGCGATCACCATGCCGTACGAGCTGAGCTTCACGGGCGGTTCCGGCACGGCGCCGAACGAGGGGGCGACGATCACAAAGGGCGCGGTGTCGGCCACGATGCTGCGCATGTGCCTGCAGAGCGGGTCGTTCGCTGGTGGCACTGCCGCTGGCCGCATGATCATCTCGGCGCCCAGTGGCGGCAGCTTCACGGCAGGGGCCTTCACCGGGGGTATCACGGCCACTTGCGCCGGCGCAGAGACGCAGATCAGCTTCCTGCCTAATGGCCGCTTCGAGATGAGGGTGCAGAACGCCGGCAACGGCATGCGCATCTACGGCTGTGACGGGGTGAATCGCGGCTTCGAGTTCGACGGCACGGTCATGGCGCCGATCGTGACCGGTATGGCCACTGACGCCCCCACTCACGTCAACATCCATCGCAAGCAGGTCTTCTTCAGTTTTGCCGCGAGTACGCAGCACAGCGCGCCAGGTACCCCATTCGTCTGGAGCGCAGTGTTCGGTGCGTCCGAGCTGCTCGTCGATCAGCCGATCACCGCCTTCGAGACGATGCCAGGCTCGGAGAACAACCCGGCCATGGCGATCTTCGGGACCGACACGACGTCGATCTTGTATGGGTCCGGCGTGTCTGACTGGAAGCTCTCCGGCTTGAATCTTGGCATCGGAGCGAAGGCCTACAGCGTGCGCTCAGTGGGTCGCACCTATCTGTTCGACGACAGCGGCGTCGTCAACCTCGAGGGTACACAGAGCTTCGGCAACTTCAGCACGACTTCGCTGACGCAGAACCTGCGCAGCTACACGTCCGCACGCAAGACCATCCTGACCGACTCCTGCTTCAACTTCGAGCGCAAGCAGTACCGGATGTTCTTCAGCGACGGCTCGGCTCTCTACAACACGATCGTCAACAACCGGTTTCTGGGCGCCATGCCCATGCAGTTCCTGATGAGCCCGTTCGTGGTGGCCAACGGTGAGGCAACCAACACCGGAGAAGTCACGTACGTCGGCGCAACCGATGGCTTTGTCTACCAGCTCGACATCGGCTCGTCCTTCGATGGCGCGGCGATCGAGTCGCGCTTCCAACTGACCTTCGCGAACCAGCGCAACTCACGCATCCTGAAGACCTACCACAAGGCAGTCTTCGAGATCCAGGGTACGGACTACGCCGAATTCTCTGCCGCGGCCGACCTCGCCTACACGAGCGACGAGACGGAGCAGATCACGGTTGCGACGAAGACCGCCGGCGTCTATTGGGACGAGTTCACCTGGGACGAGTTCACCTGGGACGGTACCTCGCTGGCCCCCAACGAATGGGACTTCGACGGTGAAGGCGAGAACATTGCCGTGCGCATCTCGAGCAGCGACGCGCGGTGGCCGGAGTTCACGATCAACTCCTTGATCCTGCACTACAAGGAACGCAGACCCATCTGGTGACCCATGTCAAACGACTTCTTCAACGCGTCAGGCTCTCCTGGTAGTCACTCACCAGGGTCGTCCCAGGTGATGCGCGATCAGCTCGCGAACATCGCCCTTGGGTTCGACAAACTGTCTCCGCTGACCGGCCACAACGGGGAGGCTGTGTTCATCAATGCCAGCGGTACCGGCTACACCAGCAGCTCGGTGCTGTCGCTCTCCGGATCTCAGGTCAACATCGCGACGCTCAACAACACCGGCGGCGCGACGCTCAACGCGTCGAGCGGCGTGACGAACATCGGCGCCAACGCGCCAGCATTCGGGCAGCTGAATGTCCAGCGCTATGCCGCAGCGCCGCAGGCGACGATCTCACTCGGCGACAGCGCGACGCCGACAAACGATGTCGGCATCTACTTCCGCCAGACATCTGGCACGGCCGGTATCAGCACCGGAGGGGCTGGGCTCTCGATCTACCGCGGGGGTCCAGGTACGACGGAGGTTGTCAACTTCGGCAGCGGCGGCCTCACCACTTTCAGGCACCCAGGATCTGGCAGCACCGTTCGCATCGAGAACAACACTGTCAACGCGGGCCTGGTCGTCTCCTCGACCGGCTTCAGCGCCGGCATCGACATTCGAGCCGAGACGCCCGCGAAGACGTGGCGCCTTCAAGTTGGCAATTCGCTCGGTCAATTTATTCTGCGTAACGATACCGACAGCAGGACGGTGCTCACTGCTTTTGCGGCTGGGAACGCTGAGTTTTCGGCCCCGAGCAGCGGAACGACGTTGTCAGTCATTGGATTGGCTGGCGCTACGTCGGCGATCAGTGTCACCGACGGAACTGTTACGAGCGGATGGCAGGCTGATAACTCGTCTATTGCGCACATCGGCACCACGTCGAACCATGCGTTCAATGTGATGACGAACGCGATCACGCGGGTGGCGATCGCGGCGGCGGGCAACGTCACGATCAATGCGCCGAGCAGTGGCGGCCACACATCCAACGCCCACCTCATCATCAATGCGTCTGGCGACACCGCGCTGCAAATCAACGCTACTGGCGTCGGCCTTCACGCATTTAATGCAAACATAGCAAGCGCTTGCTTTGGTTCGTACCGAATTGCGGGCACTTCGAAGGGCTACATCGGTACAGACGGCGGCGGCATCATTGGGAGTGGGTCAGGCAACGGCTTTGGAATCCGTTCAGAGAACGACCTAATCTTGATGGCTGGGACAGTGGAGCGTGTGCGCTTGACCGGCACGGCGATCAACGCGCCCGCGGCTGGCGCGACGCTCAATTTCACGGATACCAGCTCGTCGATTCAGCAGATCAACAGCTACAGTAGCACCGGGTTCGAGCTTGTTACGCGCACGGCTGGCGCCGGCATCAACATGTACTATGGCGCCGCGGCCGACATCGGCCTCGGCATCAAGAGTGATGGCCGGGTGTTCGGGCGCAAGTTGCACAACGTCGGCACGGTCACCGGCACGACAGACCAATACATTGCTAGCGGGACTTACGTTCCTACGCTGACTGGCGTCACGAATGTGCTATCCACCACGCAGGCAATTTGCCAGTGGATTCGAGTCGGGAATGTCGTCACGGTGTCGGGCCTCTTCCTGGCTAGGAGCAGCTCCAATGCGCTGACAGAGGTTGATATTGCTCTGCCGATTGCCAGCAATTTCACTGCAGAAACAAATTGCGCCGGCGTTGCGCAATGCCACGACACTGGTGGTGGCGGGCTCCCTGGTCCACACGCCCCCATACTTGCGGATAATACGAACGATAGGGCGCGAGTGCTGTTTGTGACTACGCAAAGTGCATCTGAAGACAAATACTTTTTCACGTTCACCTACGTCATCGCCTGACCTGGCGCGCCCATCTACGAGGCTAGACAATGAACCAAGAGCCAACCTTTCCCGTCCCCGCGAGCGTCATGCAAGAGATGCTCAACGTCCTCTCTGCCCAGCGCGCCGGCGACGTCTTCAGCCTCATGCTGAAACTACGAAACATCGTCGATGCAACCGAGGCTGGGCGCCAGATGATGGCGCGCGAAGACTTGAAGAAGGAGTTAGCGAAGGAACTCGAAGAAAAGGCCAGGCCGAAGGACAAGGACGCTGAGACGCCCAAGGCAAACGGTGCTGGCAAATCGGAGGCGGCGCCGGCCGACACCAAAAGCGAACCCCCCTCCGCCAAGACACCGATCGCAGAAGCGGCGGCGCAAGTGAACCACTGAGAGGTTCGGTATGGAGCAGTTGGCCAACCCGACAATGCAGTTGATCCTACTAGCACTCAATGGCCTGCTGGCTGTTGTCGGCGTGCTCGTGGGCTACATGCTCCGCTCTGTTCTGGAGCGCGTGACGAATCTCGAGCGCGCTGACAAAGCGCTGGCCGAGGAGATCACCAAGTTGGCCATCGCCATGCCGACGCACTACGTCAGTAAGCCTGAGCACGAAACAGCGCAGAACGCGATCTTGGAATACTTGCGTCGAATCGAAGACAAGCTCGACCGCAAACAAGACAAGCCATGATCGCGCTGGTGCAGAAGCTCCTACGCATGCTCCTCACGCCGGAGGATTTGCATCGAGGCGTGGGGCTCATCATCCTGTGGGCTTATGGGTACCAGCTCGCTTTTTGGGGGCCGATGTGGTGGCTGTGCGCGCTGGCCAACACCTACGGCATCGCGATGCCGCTGCCGCCGCTCATTCCATGGGAGCAGCTGCTGGTCGGCACAACGACGCTGGCCTCGATCAGCGGCATCAAAGCATGGAGCGAGAAGGTCGCATGAAGCAGTTCGTTGCAGCTCTTCTGGCGGCGATCGGCGTGCTGTTCATCGTCGTCATCGCCATCTTGGCCATGCCAGGCCTTTCGAGAGCGCAGGCCGCGAGCGCCCCCGCGATCGAGCCATGCCTGCCAAACAACGCGGTGATCAAGGGCACGGGGACGGACTATGGGACGTTCGAGACGGCCGACGTGAAAGGTCGCATCGGCTGGTGCCCGAACGCTGATGGGTCGTGGCGCATCGTGGTCTTTCAATGGAACCTGAGGCGGCTGGCGATGCCTGCGGGGTTCGATCTTGGGGCCGCGATCGACCGCGTGCGCGCTGCGTCTTCGCCTATCGCGCAGGTGACATTGGAGTTTGCGGCATACGCCAAGCCGCTCGAAACCGACAACGACAAGTGGGCCTTCAGGGACTGGCGACACCAGGCTTGCCAGTGGCTGACCGCTACACAGCCCGGCGTCGCGCCGCGCGGCGCCATGCCGATCAAGTTGCCGGATTCGGTCAAGAACCCTGACGGCACGCCGTGGCTTGCGCCGATGACGATCTGCGACCCGTGGGCCCCTGGGGACAAGCCCGTAGCGGCGCCGCCGACTGTGCAGTATGTGGTGACAGCGGGGTCGAGGGCGTACCCCGTCACGCAGCTGCCCGACGGAAAGCTGAAGCGCTCGATCACGGCCGTCCCGCAGTTTCCGACGGCCGGTGCGCCGTGCGACTGCACGGGTACCAATCAGATCCTGGAGTTCGGCGCGCGCTGGTGCGTTACATCTATCATTGGCGTGCAGCAGACCGTGGTGGCCGGATGTAGCATCAAGCGATGAACTTGCCACCGATCACTACCGCGGCCCAACTCCGCGGGTTCCTTGTCACCCTTCACATCTGGATCACAGCCATGAACGCAACAGTGAACGAACTCGTCGCCGCCCAAGCCGAGGGCAAGGCGCTGGCCGAAGCGGACGCCGCGCAGGCGGCCCGCACCAAGGCCTTGATCGAAGGCCTCGTGGGGATGGGGCAAGCGCAGCAGCAGCGCATTGCCGACCTACTGACACAGCTCAACAGCGGGGCCGTCGTGACCGCGACAGACCTGCAGGCGCTGCTCGACAACCAGCTGGCCATGAACCAGTCGATGCGCGCGTCGGCGGCGACCGAAGCCGAAGCGAACGCCGAAGGCCAGGCCCAGCTCGACGCCGCGAATCAAACGCCGGCGCCGTGAGGAGCAGACCATGGCAACGAAGTTCGGAAAAAAGTACCCCGAAGAATCGTTGCCATGGCCGATTCTTTGGGAGGGCGTGCAGCTCGTGTCCGAGATGGAGCGCTGCGCGCTCACGTCATACCCTGACTTCACCGGCAAGTGGACCAACGGGTGGGGCGAAACCGACGGGGTGGCCCCGGGAATGGTCTGGACGCAGGAGTACGCAGACCAGCGCTTCTGCGACTCCCTGACGGACTTCACGTCCAAGGTGCGCGACATGCTCATGGTCGCCACCTCCGACCATGAACTGGCTGCCCTCGTCAGCCTGGCCTACAACATCGGGCTGCGCAACGATCAGAAGAGGACCGGCCTCTACCACTCCTCCGTCCTGCGTCTGCACAACGCCGGCAAGACGCAGGAGGCGGCGCGCGCATTCAGCCTCTACAACAAGGCGCGGAACCGCAACACTGGTCAGCTCGAGGTCTTGCCTGGCCTGACGCGGCGCCGGAACCTGGAGGGCGCCATGTACCTCACGCCCGACCATGGCGAACTGGAGATGCCGCAGGCTGTCGAGCCTGAGTCGAGTCTGGCCAAGAGCCCGATCAACGTTGGCGCCACGGTGGCCGGTGGGTCGGGGGTCATCACCGCCATCACCGCCTTCGCCGAGGAGAGTAAGAGCCTTCTTGCTCCGGTCAAGGAGGTCGTCGACAAGGCCGCCGAGTTCGTGGGGGTGACGCCGCAGCAGGCGCTCGCGGCCGTGCTTATCGCCGCTGCCGTCTACGTCGTCTATTGGCGCTGGAAGCAGCGCTCCGGGGGTTGGGCATGAGGATCTGCAAGACACACTGGGCGGCACTGCGAAAGGCCGTGCAGGACCATGACATGTGGCATCTGGTGTCGCAGGATGGTGTCGAGGCCATCGAGCGGCTGAGCGAAGAGCTGCACGGAGAGGGTGATGAGCGTCGCCTGGACCCACTGATACGCGCCAATATCATGATCGTGTCGAAGGCACTGGAGGGTGGCGGCCTCTACCTCATCGGCGAACCGCCGGAGGGCGCCGGCACCGACGGACACTACTGCCCGGTTTGTGAGGGCATCAAGTTCCGTAACTCCTACCGCGACAGCCACCCAGACGACCCGAATGCACCCCCGGAGATGAGTGAGGAGGAGGCGTTCGACTACTGGATCAACAAGCCGGTTTCCGCTGTGCATGGGTACCTGCGGGAGATCGGCGTCATAGGAGATGCATCATGACGATCATCGACCGCATCAACGCGATCCCATCGGACAAGCTGCTGCACTTCATCGGCGGGCAGATCATCTTTGCGGTCGCCTTCTGGCTCACGGCCAGCGCGCTCACCGGGCACATCGTGACGCTGCTCGTTGGTGTCGCCAAGGAAGCGGCGGATGAGTGGCTGCGCCTGCGCGCCCTCAGGGCCGGCAGGGAGCCGAAGACGCACATGGATCCATGGGACGCGCTGGCGACCTACGCCGGAGCGCCGTACATGCATGCGGTAGCGGTGCTGCTGTGAGCTTTCTGGCGCCTCTATCCAAGATCCCACTGCTGTGGTGGGTTGTGATCGGCCTCCTCTTCTGGGGTGGGGCCCACAGGTATCGCGCCATCCACGCTGTGCAGGAATTGCGCGACGCCTCCTCGAAAGCGCAGATCGAGCATGATGCCAAGGTGGAGCGCGATCACATCGAGTCGGAGCGGCGCGTCAACGCCCAGAAGGAGAACGCCCGTGTCTCACAAGCCAAAGCCAAGGCGGCCGCTGTTGAGGCTGCTGCTGCCAGCGCTGCTCATGACGAGCTGCGCCGGCGCTACGATCAAGCCGAAGCCCAGCGAGGGGCCGATCATTCCTCCTCTGAGCGAGGATGCGCGTCAGCCGAAGCGAGGACCAGCCTGTACGCCGGACTGTTCTTCGAGGCTTCGGAGTTTGCAGTCGGGGTGGCAGCAGAAGCAGAGCGCTATCGAACTGCCGGCGAGCGCTGCGAGGCCGACTACACCTCGTTGACTCGCTGACGGCGCAATGCGCTGGCGAGACGCACATCAGGCCGAAAGGCGAGGGTCCGTTCCGGCCTGGCCAGTTCTGCGCTGACGATGCGCTGCGCGCGCTCGAGCTGATGGCACCGGCGCCCGACGCACAGGCGCGGATCCTGGCATGGAGCGCCATCGTTTCGCTCTGGGCATCGTGGTTTCATTGCACACCACCCATAGCATCTGTCCTCGATAGATCCAAGCGATAGTCCGGGCACCGATGGGCCGGCTCGACGCGCTTGCGTACCGCCACGAAGTCGCTGACCACCACGTTTTTGGTGTCGACCTGAGTTCGCTGCATGAACATTAATGGGCGCTCGAAGAGGCACAACAACCACTCTTGCCCGAGGTGGTTTGATGTCGGCTCAGACCAGTAGCAGTTGTCGCACCGGTCGTGCTTGGGGTGCCTCATCGATTCCGCCGCTTTTCTTCCGGGTGCTGGCAGACGTGCCCGACTTTTTCGGCAAGACGCTTGAATTCGAGGGCTGCCGACATCATGCTGAACGGCGCCGGGTTGAGTGGCTTCGGCTTGTGCTGGCGCATGTACTCTTCCCTGGTGATGCCGTTGCGCTCGGCGTGCTCAAGGTCTTCCTTGCGCCAGCCCTTCACGACGAAGCCAAGCCCCTTGACCAGCTCGTGTTCAGGTTTGTTCATGAACTGCCTCTGGCTTTTGGGTGGCCCGTTCTAGCTCGAGCTGCATCTGTGCGATGCGCGCGCGTTCCACCTCGAGGCGCATCTTGAGATCCTTGATGCCGCCTTTGACCCGCGGGTAGCCGAACATCTCACGCGCCTGCTCGACAGCCGAGATCGGTACGTAAAAGCCGAGAGCCTTCTGAGCGGCGACGGCGAACTCGCGGTCGGTGAGGCCCTTGTTGTGATGCTCCTTCACGTGGTTCTGTAGCGTGAAGCGACTCGCCGCCGAAAGGGTTTTGCGTTGGGTGCTCTGGGTGTCTGACACGCGGCTCTCCTGTGGTTGGGTGGTGATCGGTGATGGGTCGACGACAGCGATTGGCGCCGCGTCGAGTAGGTACTGGTAGGCCTTCTGCAGAGTCACTTCGTCCTCCGCACCGTTCCCTTGATGAACACGTGCAGCCCGGCGATGTTTGTCTCCAGGCCTGTCGCTTTCACTTGCGCCCTCAGCTTAACGGCATCGAACGTCAGCAGAGAGATCAGCTGCGGCTTGTTGATCACGATGTCACGCGCAAACGCCGCCATATCCCTGACCTCGTAGTCGAACGTCTTGGTGATAGTGGTGCCCTTGGTGGGCGATACCGGCTCCGGTGTAGCCATCACGGTCGACGCGGCGATGGCGCGCTCCTTGATGGAAGCCGCTATGCCCTCAGCCTGAGACGCGGCTACAGCAGCCGCTTCAATGGTCGAGCTGTCCCCAGAGGTCATGGCTTCAGCCAGGCGCATGCGCTCCTCGTCGGCTTTGGCCTGGGCAGCGGCGGCCTCGGCCGCGGCAATCCGCTGGCGTTCGGCCGCTTCAGCCTCCAAGCGCCGGCGCTCGGCCGCGAGGTCGGCCTCCAGCTTTGTCTGGTACGTGAGCATGGCACTGGCCACGATCGCGTCGGCCTGCTCGAGCAGATCGGTGCGCAGCTTGTACCGTGCGTTGATCCGCTTCACGAGTTGATTAAGGGGGTCGGTGAAGCTCCGGCGGTCTGCCTCCACGGCGTCGCGCTCCTTGCGGATGGCGGCCAACTCCTGGCTGGCAATGTCGTACATCTCGTGGCTGTCGATGGAGATCGCGCGCGCGAGATCGAGCGCCTTTTGCCCGGCCCTGGTGAGAGTGTCTTCCGCGGGGATCAGGGTGTCGACGTTGGGGGCGAGAAGGGCGCTCATTGGAAGGCTTTCATGAACTGGTGGATGGTGAGGCAGGCGAGAAACGCCTTCGCCTCGTCGTACATGCTGGTGTCCGTGGGCACGAGCTTGTAGGGGTTTGCGTTGTCGCCGGTGAGCTGCAGCAGCCCGCGGCGGATGCGGCGCGGCTCTGGGTCGTCGGAGACTTTGGCAAGGTAGTAGGCGAACACCTGCGGCCAATAGCTCGGCAGCACCAGGGTGCTGGTCTTGCGATCGAGCACCCATTCAATACCATCGATACGGCCATGCCAGTCGAGGGTGCCGGCATACCCCAGCTTCGTGTTGTGGACCAGCTCTTCCGTGTGGATGGTCTGCACGCCCTTCGCGCGTTTGAATGCCCGCCACCCCTCCAGATACGGCCGCACGTCATCGGTGACAGATTCCTCGTCGATGTCGTTGAGGTCGTCGTACTCGCAGGCCAGGTGCACGCGGCGGCCAAGATCGCGACGGCGTTCCAAGGTATCACGAGGAACGCTGCGCAACAGCACGGCATTGAGCGGCGCCAGAATCTGCGTGACACTGGGGACCGCCTTGCCCTTGGCGTCGGTGTAGATGTGCGTCTCTTTGTCGAGCGTCAGCATGGTCACACCAGGAGAGAGCGCAGCTTGACGAATTGCTCGTCGGTGACGTGGTCAAGACGCGTCGCGCCGACCTGCTGTAGCAGATCGCTCACCCTCCCCTCGCTCATCCCGAGCATACGCTGCCTGAGATATGCGAGTTTTCCGCCCTCGATCGGCTTGCTGTTCGTCGGCGGCGCCTCGGCGACCGCCTGGGCATCCACAGCTGGCGTCCCAGGTGGTGGTGTCACCAGTTGGGCGTCGACGACCTCATCATTGGTGGGTGGCTTGTCGCTGGCCCGGCGCGGCTCAGGGGGCGGGAATGCTGGCGCGTCATCGATAGTGTGATGACCTTCAATCTCTTCAGCCGTCGGGCTGGCGCCGACCTCCGGGAATGCCATGCGCAGGGCCTGGGCCTCGGCGCACTTGGCGAGCTGGCCAAACGGGCGCCGATTCCACATGGCGTTGGGCGCCTCACTGTAGCGCGACGCGGTGGCGTAGTTCTCCAGCCAATATTCCTTGGCGGTGTACGCGCGCGGCTCACCATCGACAATGCGATAGATGGTGACCTTGCACCACTCGGGATATTCAAGCGTTCGCTTGTTCTTCCGGTTGTCGGTGTACTCGAGTGTGCGCATGGGACCGAACTCCGGCTCGGTCTTCCCGCCGTAGCGTCCAGTCCTGGCCGCGGTGGTGCGGTACAGGCCGATCCCGGGCATCACGATGTCGCGCTGTTCGTAGACATCGTCGCCGTTGCTATCCTTGCGCCCAGTCTTGATGGACATCGGGACAATGTGCACCGGCTTGAGCATGATGTCGAGCGACGAGGCCTTGCAGTAGCCAACTACCAAGCCGATCGACTCCGGTTGTGCCCCCGGGTACAGGCTGTTCTGCAGCACGCGCAGCACCTCGGCTTCCGTGAGTGCCGAGGATGGTTCTTTGCGGACGGCGAGCGTGCTGTCGTTCATATGGACCTCTGGATGAATACCGCAATGGTAGACGAACCTGGCGGCACTGGTCAAGCGAAATTTGACAGTGGATACCGTGGTGGTATAGTGCGCACCCCATGAAGCACAAATCCTTTCACAGCTACTGGTTCGGGCTGGATGGCCAAGGCCGGGCGAGGCTGGCGCGGCGGATCAAGACCTCCGCCGGGTACCTCGAGAAGCTGGCCGGCGGCTTCGGGGCACCGAGCGCAGACATGGCGGGCCGCATCATCCGCGAGACGGGGCTGTCATTCGACGCCATCATGGCCAAATTCAATCTTCGGCACGGGGGTAGACGCGCGCGCTGAAGTTGGTGTAGACTGGTGCTGTCATTGCTAGCACCAGTGGAACGCAGAGCCCTCCAGTCTGCGCTTCAGGGGAAACCCACCGGTGGTGCTAGCACCGGGAAGCGCAGTCTGGAGGGCTCAGTGCTTCTTGGGCGACCGTGCCGATCGCGTCAGCAGTGAGCCACAACCCGGCTGCCATCGAGAATAGGGTCGCAGCGGTGGTGCAACTCCACAGACGACTGCGGCGCGGGCCTTGTCCGACAAGCGCGGGGTGATCCGAACGATCACAGAGTCGGGAGCCGTTAGGCGGGTGACACCCTCCGATCCTTCACGCTGGCGTGGGGGTAGGGGGGCCATGGGGTGAAAAACTCAGAGTCTGTCTACCGGTGCTACACCGGTAATCCAGGCATCATGGATTCAGCCAGGCAGATGAGCCTGCTGTAGCCGATCACTTGGAGGCGCCCATGCCAGCGAAGTCGAAAGCTCAATACCGCGCGATGCAGGCCGCTAAGCACAGCCCAGCTGTCGCAAAGAAGATGGGCATCCTTCCGCAAGTCGCCGCCGAGTTCGTCGCGAAGACGAAGAACCCGAAGCGCCTGCCCGCAAAGGTCGGGCGCAGGCGTTGACGCGTACACCGTAGCGGTGTATGCTGCACCAATACAGGAGGTGCGGCGTGGCATTCAAAGTACCAGAGGTCTACCGCGTCAAGCGTGGCCCAGCTCCACACCAGCCAGGCGACAACTTCGGTGTCTTCATGATGCCGTCGTTGACCGACCAGCAGACTCACCTGCGCATCATCGCGTCGGCCGGCGTAGAGAACTCGCAATTCTCCTGGGAGCACGTCAGCGTCAGCACCTCACGGGCACGGACCCCCACCTGGGCCGAGATGTGCCAGGTCAAGGACCTATTCTGGGACGAGGAGGATTGCGTGGTTCAGTACCATCCGCCGCGGAGCGACTATGTGAACCACCACCCGTATGTGCTGCACCTATGGCGCCCGATCGGTGTCACGCTTCCGCGGCCGCCGTCAATCATGGTCGGGCCTCTGAAGCCATGAGCAAAGACCTCGACGAGATTGAGCAGTTGATCGATGACTGCGAGACGCGAGAAGACAGGCTCAGCGATTGGGAGCGTAGGTTCATCGACAGCATCGCGAAGCAATATGCCCAGCGCAGATCGCTGACCGACAAGCAGAAGGACCGGTTGGACGAGGTATGGGAAAAAGCAACAGCGGGCGGCTGACCAAGCTCGAGCAATGCCGCCCACCGTTCGACTGGATCCCTGTCGAGGCATGGGACACATGGGTTGCGGTGAGGCTGGCCAAAGGGTCGAGGGCGCCCATTACCGAGGGTGTGCTCTTGCTCGCAGCAAAGATGCTGGCTAAGTACCGCGACCAGGGGTGGCCACCAGAGGTGGTGCTCAACCACTCGGCGATCAGCGGCTACACGGGTGTCTACCCGCCCACGAAGGACCAGAGCATGAAGGGGCCGTCGCGGGCTGAGCTGGAGGAGCGTGATCGCAAGAGACAGGAGGAACTGCAGATGCGCTATAGGACAGCAGAGCAGGTCGCTGCTTCGAAGCTGATCCGCGACATGGCTGTGTCGGCGCTGCGCCGCGGCACCGAGCGAAAGGATGTCCGATGAGGCACGAAATAGGCGCGTTCGGCACTGCTGCATTCAGCGAGTGCATGCGGTATCGCTACTCCTTGACGGTTGCCTGGGATTCCAGCAAACCGCAGATGATGTTCATTGGCCTCAACCCGAGCACGGCGACGCACGAGAAGAAGGATCCGACGCTGGGCCGTGTGGTTGGATTCGCCAAACAATGGGGCTTCGGCGGCGTGGTGATGACTAACATCTTCGCGTGGCGCGACACCGACCCGTTCGCCATGATGGATGTTGATGAGCCAGTGGGTTTGGAGAATGACGAGGTGCTCGTCGGGTGTGCCAAGTCGGTCGCATTCATCGTGGCCGGGTGGGGTGTGCACGGCTCCCATCGCGGCAGGGGTGATCAAGTCAGGGTGATGCTCGAGGAGCGTGGGGGGCTGTTGCATCACCTTGGGCTGACCAAACACGGGTATCCGCGGCATCCGCTGTACCTGCGCGACGACAGCAAGCCTCAGGCATGGCTCTACGATGAGTGACGTCAAGCCTCAGCACATCGTGTTCCAGGGCGAGATGCAGCTCGCTGGCTGGCAAGAGACGCATAGCGGCGGGGCCAAGGTGACGTTCTGGCTGCCCAGCAGCGACGATCTGGACCCGTTCCGCACCCTCACCTCGCGCAAGGGCAAGATCGCCGGCCACAGGCTGGCTGTGGTCATGGTCGAAATCGGCGACGATGAGCTGCCGGTCGACCAGCAGCCGGACGCCGTAGCCCAGGCCGCCAAAGGGGGCCAGCTGGCCAAGCTCGCCGGCGTGCTGTGCAACGACCCGCGCTTCATCGGGTTCCTGTACTCCGAGCGCGCCGACCTGGTCGATGCCGTGCCGATCATGGAGTTCTCCGACGAGAGTGAGATGGCGGCTGAGGTGGTCCGCCGGGCCTGTGGGGTCAAGAGCAGGGCTGAGCTGGACCACAACGAAACGGCGGCCAAGATCTTCCACTCCACGTTCCGGGTTCCATTCGTCGAGCGCTATAGTTGACCCGGTGCGCGACAAGCCCCGCCGTTCAGGGCGGGGAAGGATAGCGCGGACAACGCCGATGTGGTCGGCGCGATCAATGTGCTAAGGGCGGGACACGCCCGGTTAGCCTG